GCTGCTGCCCCAGCCCCTTGCTCCCCCTTTAGGCCGAAACCTTGTTTTCTTTGCGCTCTTCACGGTCCAGGAACTTGCCAATAGCGGTGTCCGCAAGTTCTGCGGTGGTTGCCTTGCGCTGGATACTGAGCAGCCGCAACCGGGTATGGTTCTTTTCGCTGATGCGAACCGGACGGTCGAATGTAGACATCTTTTTACCCCCTTTCGGAAAAGTTTTACCTGATGGGGCTAATTATGCGGAAATATTTTCCTATGTCAAGAAGAAAGTAGATACTTTTTTCCTTTCTGCTGGAAGATTTTTATTATGTCAGAGAATACAGTAACTTACGAATTGAATAGGTTGGAGATTGGTGATAGAATTTTCACCATGATTCTGGCTGAAATGAAATTACGCATGAAGCGCGCGCGGGAGAGCAAGGGGCTGGGGCAGCAGCAGGCCGCCGATGTTCTTGGTGTAGGGATTGAGCGTTATCGCAAATGGGAACAAGCGTCGAGCACGGTCAGTCCGCCGCTTGACTACCTTGTAAAGTTCTCCCAGGTCTTCAATGTCGGGCTGGACCAGCTGATAAAGGGAGAAGTGTCGCAACAATCTTACTACCGGGGAAAGCCGATCCATTTAAGCCCACATGAAGCCGACATGGTTTGCAAATACAGGATGGTTGGTAAAGACACCAAGGATGCGATTGATGGTATTTTGCTTGACGCATATCTTGCGGAGCAGTTGGGGAAAGATTAGAAGGCTCCACACTCAAGACGCTTTCTGTCACAGTGGACCTTTATGGTTTCACACAAAGGGAAGGAGGGAAGATTGTGACAGAGGTTCAGAAAAGAGTGTACGGAGTGTTGAGTAGCGGAAGGGTCGAATTACGTATGTGGTTTTTCCTGGATACAATTTTGAAAAACCACCTCAAGGCCCAAAAACACAAGGAGGGAGAGCATGAAGATCTGGATGATTGCAGCAATTTTTGTCGCACTCGCAGCAACAGCCGGGGCGAGTGACACCTACGTCAACGGCCATTACCGCAGTGACGGCACCTATGTTCAGCCGCACTACCGCACCGCGCCGGATAGTAGCAGCTACAACAATTACTCAACGCGCGGCAATATCAACCCGCACACCGGGCAGTTCGGCAAGAAAAAGCCGTATTACGGGACCACCGGTACACAGTCCTGGCAGAGCCAGCCTTACGGCAAGGTAAAAACCAAGCGGCTCGGCGCTTACTGATCGGCGATAAACGGTAAAGGATAGGCTTCGGCCTGCGACACTATATCTGCGTAAAAATCAAGACGCTCCTGCGGGGGGCGTCTTTTTTTGTGCAAAAACACGCATTTACCCTTGATTGCCAACTTTTCGCGGGGTAGAATAGACAAACCCGAGACGAAAGGGACGCGCGTATGCAGTCAGTCGCTTTGCAAGCCGAGGGTGTGACCCGAGGGGATGAGCGAGAAGAGGTTGAAAAGGATCTGCACTGTCCGCAGATGCCGGGATTTCTCAACTACTGGATGAAGATCTGCCTTGAGCGGCAGAAACTTGGCGGCGGCTGCCGGGGGAATGATTGTCCTTCCGGCAAGCAGGTCAAGGGGATGCTTGAGCGAAAGTATGTCAAGTCGTATTCGTTCAGGACGTCCGACGAGCTTAAATGCAAATGCGGGGCCCCGGCCCTGGCCGAAGACCTGATGGAGAAATGGGGCGTGGAAGAACCGCGCTGCATTCGCTGCAACCGAAGGGTGAGGCTGGAACAGAAACGCCGCCGCGCGCGGGAGAGCTACCGGAGGAATCATGGCAAGTGAATTTGCGCAAAGAATCAAGGACATTTCGGCCAATCAAGCAGACCTTGTTGTCGAAAAGAACCAGGCATACGGAGATTCTTTCTCGAAAGCAGGCGACATTCTAAAGATCCTCTACCCTGAAGGCGTTGGGCCCGAGCAGTACCAAGACCTCCTGACCATGATTCGCGTGATCGATAAGCAATTTCGCATCGCAACCCGAAAAGATGCCTTCGGTGAGAGCCCTTGGCGAGACATTAACGGGTATTCCTTGCTGGCGGTGGAGCGCGACGAGCGAGAGACAAACAGCACAGCTATCAGCGACATGCTTAAGAGACACGCGCCGACGAGAGAAGAGTTGCAGGAGCGTGTTGACGCATACCGAAGAGTGTGCGAGCCGACGGAAGACGATCTGCGGGCGGCGATGCTGGACGAACCGGGGAGATAATGAATAGTGATGAGATCACAGAGGTTCTAGGCTGTGGATGGAGGAGAGCAAAGGCTCCATCCGCCGACACCCTTTTGGAGCTCAAAAAGAGTGACCGACTCGCCGCTCAATGCAAGGGAAAGCGGAGACACGCCACCCGGGACGACGCAGAAATAGAAGCTCGTCACGCGAACGGATATCTTGAGGTCTATTTCTGTGAGTACTGTGGCTTCTACCATGTCGGCAAGAACAGAGAGAGGCACAAGGTGGTACAGAAGAGAAGGCGAAAGCTGGGAAGATAGACGCGCCATGCCTCTGCTTGCAAGCACACTTTGGCGCGTAATTTTAAATGGGCGCAATTTTAAGTGAGGGACGAATTATGAACGAAGAGAGAATGCTGAAATGGTTTGAGTTTGGACACCTGCCGGAACATCTTCAAACTGTTTCTTCAGGCTTTCATGAGCTGGCGTGTTCAATGTGCGCCCTGGTGGACTCCGGGCCTGAGCGCACCGTTGCGTTGCGTAAACTGCTAGAAGCAAAAGACGCAGCCGTGCGTGCGAAGCTGAACCCAGGATGCTGATCGAACGTAGGATGCAGCACACGACTGGAGGCAGGCATGAGCGGTAAGGTTATCGCCCTGGACGAGAAACGCAACTCCGGCCCCTACCTAAGCGCATGGGCCGAATGCGGGCACTGTGGGCACGGCTGGGCGGCGGTTTCCCCCATTGGTGTCATCAGAGGGCTTGAGTGTCCAAGCTGTGGCATCCCGGCCGGCCACATTTCAGTTGAGATTGAACCTGATGAAGGAATCAGCCTCTACACCTGCCAGTGTGGGAGCCAGACATATTTCGCAAGGCCGGATGGTGTTATGTGCCGGAGTTGTGGCATTGTTCATGCCTACGACGCGCTGGATGAGTGAACAACGCACCAAGCAGTAAAAAGCCCCGGTGAGTGCCGGGGAGACCCTCCCATCTTTCTTCCATCCCCCGCAGAATTTCACCTTTTCCCCACAGTTGCAGATAATTAGAGCATGAGCCAGAAACTTACACAAAAGCAGGAACTGTTTTGTCTTGCGTATGTCGAGACGGGTAATGCGAGCGAAGCCTACCGGCGTGCGTATAACGCTGAGAATATGGTTGAAGCTACGGTGTGGCGCAGAGCCTGCGAATTGATGGACAACAGCAAGGTTAAGGCAAGGATAGCGGAGCTCAGGGCTGCTGTGAGTAAGCGCGCTGAGGTTGATGCCTCTTATGTCCTCCACCGCCTCAAGTCTATTGACGAGATGGACATTGGCGACATCTTGAACGACGACTGGACGCTCAAGCCCCTGAGTGAGTGGCCCAAGACCTGGCGCACCTACCTTTCATCGTTTGACGTGCAGGAGGTGCGCGCAGGACAGAGCGACCCGGAGAACGCGATTGCCTTTCTGAAGAAGATCAAGTGGCCGGACAAGCTAAAAAATATTGAGTTGCTTGGCAAGCATGTCGCCGTCAACGCTTTCAAGGAGGCCGTCGATCACACAAGTTCTGACCGCTCGATGACTCCGCAACGCATAGAGATTGTCGCCCTTGAAGACCGAAAGGATTGAACTGCCGCGAAAACTGATCCCCGTCTTTGCTCCCCCGCGCGGTGAGCTCAGGTATCGGGGGGCCTACGGGGGGCGAGGGTCGGCAAAGTCTTACTCGTTTGCGCTCATGGCTGCGGTGTGGGGCGTCTCGGAGCGGTTGAGAATCCTTTGCACCCGCGAATATCAGAATTCAATCAAAGAGTCGTTCCACGCAGAGCTTAAACAGGCGATCCAGGCGCGGCCCTGGCTCGATGCTCAATACGATGTCGGCGAGAATTATATACGCGGCTACAACGGCACGGAGTTTTTGTTTCGCGGCCTGCGTCACGTCATGGGCTCGATCAAGTCAATGGCGCAGATTGATCTTTGCATTGTCGAAGAAGCAGAAGACGTGCCGGACCATTCGTGGCTGAGCCTTGAACCGACAATCCGCGCGGCCAAGAGCGAAATATGGGTGATCTGGAACCCGCGTGACGAAAACTCTCCGACCGACAAGCGGTTTCGCAAGAACACGCCGCCCCGGTCGAAGATTATCGAGATGAACTGGCGCGACAACCCGCGCTTCCCGGCAGTGCTTGAAGAGCAGCGCCACCACATGCTGGCAACCGATCCCGACCTCTACAACCATGTGTGGGAAGGCGGATACTGGCAGAAAAGTCATTCTCAGGTACTCAATGGCAAGTGGGCGGTCAAAGAATTCACGCCGCAAGACTCCTGGGATGGCCCATACTACGGCCAAGACTGGGGCTTCTCAACCGACCCGGCGGCACTTGTCAAGTTCTGGCGGCACGACAACCGTCTCTACATCGAGCATGAAGCCTATGAAACAGGGGTGGAGATTGATGATACGCCCGCGTTCAATGACCGCATTCCCGGCGCAAGAGAGCATGTCGTCCGGGCAGACAGCGCGCGGCCAGAGATTATCAGCTACATGCAGCAGCACGGTTTTCCGAGGATGGTTGCCGCTCCGAAATGGCCCGGAAGCGTTGAGGATGGCGTCTCATGGCTTCGATCTCACACCGAGATTGTCATCCACCCGCGCTGCACTAACGTCGCGGAAGAAGCCAGACTATGGAGTTACAAGGTGGACCGGCAGACCGGCGACGTGCTGCCCGTCCTTAAGCCCGGCCACGACCATGCGTTTGACGCCATTCGCTACGGAGCAGCGCCCATGATTCAGCGCGGCAAGATCACAGTCACGAGTGAAAAGCAGGGACTCAAGCCGCTTGCAACCTATCGGCTCGATTCCGGCGTGTGGATCTCGGACGCGCAGGGCAACTTCAGGGTATGGGAAGAGCCGATGCGCTCTTATGTGGTCGGGGCCACGCTTCAGCGCACAGCGGTTGGCGGCGCAGCTATTCAGGTGATTGACCACGCACAAGGTGAGCAGGTGGCATGCTGGCAGGGCGAGGCGGACCCGGAGGCGTTTGCCTCAATCATTGCCGCAGTCTGTCGCAGATACCGCAACGCATGGGCGGTGGTCGATAACGACGGTGTGGGCGGCGTGGTGATTTCAGCACT